CATTAGATCCACAAGTCAATCAAGCTCTAACACTTGATGTTGGTGAAGCTACCGAAGTTGATGGTGGTTCTACTGGTAGACCTAGTGGTGGCTCTGGTGGAAGCTCAGGTGGAGGGGGATATTAATGGCTAGAACAAGTGTACAAAAAGACTCAGTAAAATCAATAAATTATTTAAACAAAGATTTTGGTGATTTTAAATCAAATCTTATAGAATTTGCTAAACAGTATTTTCCAAATACATATAATGACTTTAATGAAGCGTCACCAGGTATGATGTTCATTGAAATGGCATCCTATGTTGGTGATGTTCTTTCGTACTACATTGATGCACAATTTAGAGAAACACTTTTAGCTTATGCTGAAGAAAAAAGTAATGTGTATAATATTGCACAATCTTTTGGATATAAACCAAAAACAACATCTCCATCAGAAGTTGTCCTTGATGTATTTCAAACAGTTCCAGCTCTTAATGGTAAACCAGATTATAGATATGCTTTAACAATAGATGGGGGAACTGAAATTAATGCCAGTTCTAACGGAACACCATTTAGAACTTTAGAAGATGTTAATTTTAAATTTTCTAGTTCTTATGATTCTAGAGATACTACAATCTTTGAAACAGATGGTGGTGAACCAACAAAGTTTTTATTAAAGAAAAAAGTTAAAGCTAGAAGTGGAGAAATCACAACAGAGTTTTTTGATTTTGGTTCTGCAGAAAAATATTCACAAATAAGATTAAATAATGCAGATGTAATTGAAATCATATCTTGTACAGATAGTGATGGAAATAAATGGTATGAGGTTGACTCTCTAGCAAGAGATACTGTATTTGAAGATATGGAAAATAATTCTGCTAACGATCCTTCTTCTGTTGGTGATAGGGAAAAAGTAGCTTATATTTTAAAATTAAAAAGAGTATCAAGAAGATTTACAACTTACATAAATGAAAATGACGAAACTATTTTAAGATTTGGAGCTGGTGTATCAGATAATCCTGATGAGGAGATTATTCCAAATCCAACAAATGTTGGTTCTAATTTACCAGGTAGTCCATCATACTTAACAACTGCTTTTGATCCTTCTAACTTTTTAAAGACAAGCACATTTGGTATGGCACCAGCGAATACAACATTAACTATAGAATATTCATACGGTGGTGGTATTGATGATAATGTAAATGTTGGTGATGTGAATCAATTAGGACCTATAAGTTTTACAATCAATGAAAATGGTCTATCTACAGCTTTAGTACAAGACTCAAAAGACTCTGTGTCATTTACAAATCCAAATCCAGCGACTGGTGGTTCCTCTGGTGAAACTGTTAGGGAAACACGAGAAAATGCATTATCTTATTTTCAATCACAACAGAGAGCAGTAACTAAAGATGATTATATTGTAAGGGCATACTCTCTACCACCTAAGTACGGTACGGTTGCAAAAATTCATATGTCACAAGATGAACAACTTAGTAAGGTTGGTATGTTAGAAACATTAGAAAGAGAAATAACAGAATCAGATGTTGGTACAAGTTTAAAAGATTTACAAGTTAATAATATTCCAAATCCGCTGGCAATGAATATGTATACTCTTGGATTTAATTCCAACAAAAAGTTATCACCATTAACACAAACAACAAAACAAAATTTAAAAACTTATTTATCACAGTATAGATTAGTTACTGATGCCGTAAATGTTAAAGATGCTTACATAATTAATATAGGTATTAATTTTGCAATATTAACAAAAGTGGGTTTTAATAAACAAGAAGTTTTATTAAGATGTATATCTACAGTTCAAGATTTCTTTGATATTGATAGATGGCAAATAGGACAACCAATAGTTCTTGCAGATTTAGTTTATGAAATATCTTTAGTCGATGGTGTAGCTACTGTTGTTAATCCAACAGAAAATAATTCGAAAAATTTACCAATCGTAATTGAAAACAAGTATCAGTTGGCTCAAGGATATTCTGGTAATTTCTTTGATATTGATTCATCATTACGAGGTGGTATTTTGTATCCAGCTTTAGATCCAAGTATATTTGAAGTTAAGTTTCCTAACACAGATATTAAGGGAAAAGTATTGGGTGATAATCTAGGAGTAAGGGAGTAAATAGATGCATTATTTTACATTTGCAGAAAAAGATGCAACTTTATATCAAGGTACTGGTAGTTTAAATTCAGGTATGGATGAAGTACTAGAGATACAAAAATCAGTTAGTGATTCTGGTGATAATATAAATGTGTCTCGTATTTTAATAAGATTTAATTTAAGTGAAATATCAGCTTCAATTGTAAACGGTACGATAACCAATCCGTCTTTTTATCTTAACTTATATGATGCAAAATCTACAAATTTAAATACATCACAAAGTTTATATGCATATCCTGTTAGTGAATCTTGGATAATGGGACAGGGAAACTCATATGATAATCCAATTACCGATGAGGGTTGTAGTTGGAATTTTAGAGACGGTGCAACAGACGGAACTCTTTGGGGTGCTATTAGTTCATCTGGTGGTTCTTGGTATACAGGAAGTGGATATGA